CGAAGCCACGATGACAGTTCCTTCCGGTCCCCCTCCGACACCTCGATCCGCTCAGGTTGCCTTCCCATAAACCAGATTCTACTACCAATGCCCTTTCATGGATAGAACTTTTTTGGCAGGACACTAGGTCTCCTGTACCCCAACTTTCGCGATGGTAGTCTGCCAGCGATTGCTGGTGCAAGTGGTTTGTAGCCTCTAGCGATTGTGCTCCTTGGAATCGGCGCAACCGCAATCGCGCCTGGATGGGCAACGCGTCTCCGTCCCACGCTGGTACCGGCGGACGGGAGGCGTGCCATGACGAACGACCCGCGGATCGTGATGCGGCCCGTGGCCGGGCTGCGACCCTACGACCGGAATCCTCGGACCCACACGCCCGAGCAGATCGCGAAGGTCGCCCGGAGCATCCAGGAGTACGGCTGGACGAACCCCATCCTGGTTGACCGCGACGGCACGATCGTCGCCGGGCACGCGCGCCTCGAGGCGGCGAAGTCCCTGGGCCTGGCCGAAGTCCCGACGATCTGTCTGGACCACCTGACCCCGGCCCAGGCCAGGGCCTACGTGATCGCGGACAACCAGCTCGCGCTGGACGCGGCCTGGGACGAAGAGATCCTGCGCGTGGAACTGGCCGCGCTGCAGGGCCTGGACTTCGACCTCTCCCTGACCGGGTTCGACGAGGGGGAGATCGATCGGCTGCTCGCGGACCTCGACTCCACCGGCGCCCCGCCCGGCCTGACCGACGAGGACGCGGTCCCCGAGCCGTGCGCGGACGCGACCACGCAGCCCGGCGACCTCTGGCTCCTGGGCGACCACCGGCTGCTGTGCGGGGACTCCAGTTCGTCGTCGGACGTGGATCGCCTGCTCGGCGGCGCGACGATCCACCTGGTGAACATGGATCCCCCCTACAACGTGAAGGTGGAGCCCCGTTCGAACAACGCCATCGCCGCGGGCCTGTCGTCGTTCGCGCCTACGCCGCAGACGCACCACCAGGCCCTCGATCTTGCGCGGCACCCCGGCAAGGCGAAGGGCACCACGCGCCGGATGCGGCCGAAGGACCGTCCCCTGAAGAACGACTTTGTGTCCGAGGACGCGTTCGACCGGATGCTGCGGGCGTGGTTCGGGAACGCCGCGCGCGTGCTCGAGCCCGGGCGGGGCTTCTACATCTGGGGCGGGTACGCGAACTGCTCGAACTACCCCCCGGCCCTGAAGGAGTGCGGCCTCTACTTCTCGCAGGCGATCATCTGGGTCAAGGAGCACCCGGTCCTGACGCGCAAGGACTTCATGGGGAACCACGAGTGGTGCTTCTACGGCTGGCGCGAGGGGGCCGCGCACGTCTACCTCGGCCCGAACAACGCGACCGACACGTGGTCCGTCAAGAAGGTGAACCCCCAGTCCATGGTCCACCTGACCGAGAAGCCCGTCGAACTCGCGCGCCGGGCGATCGAGTACTCCTCGCGCGTGAGCGAGCACGTGCTGGATCTGTTCGGCGGTTCCGGCTCGACCCTCATCGCCGCCCACCAGACCGGGCGCCGCGCCTTTCTCATGGAACTGGACCCCCTCTACACGGATGTCATCGTCAAGCGGTGGCAGGACTTCACCGGCGAGCGGGCGGTCCTGGAGGGCGGGGGGGCGTTCACGGAGGTGGCGGCCGAGCGGGGGATGAACGATGGCCCTGGCACCGGCGAGGACGGATGACCAGGGCAGGACGGCCGGGGCGTTCCGGGCCGCGGTGCTCGCCGCGTGGACCCCGCGCCCCCGGCTCACCGTCAGCGAGATCGCGCAGCGCGACCTGGTCCTCTCCCGCGAATACAGCAAGGAGCCGGGGCCGATCCGCCTGGCGCGCACGCCGTTCCTGCGCGACCCGATGGACTGCCTCTCCCCCGACCACCCCGCCCTGACCGTCGTGTTCACGGGCCCGGTCCAGATCGGCAAGACGATCATCGGCCAGGCGTTCATCGCCGCGGTCGTCGGGTACTACCCGGGCCCCATGCTCGTGGTCACCGACACCGACACCAAGGCCGAGGAGTTCTCGAAGTATCGACTGGACATGATGATTCGCGACTCGCCGCACCTGCGGTCGCGCGTCGCGGAGGCCAAGTCCCGCAGCCGCGACAACACGATCAAGATGAAGACCTTCCCCGGCGGCTACCTGAAACTGGTCGGGGCGCAGTCGGCCTCGGGCCTCACGTCCATGACCTGCCGCTACGTCCTGCTGGACGAGGCGGACGACCACAAGGCGAACGTCTCCTACGCGGGATCGTCGGTGTCGCTGGCCCTCGGCCGGCAGACGACCTACAGCGAGATGCGCAAGACGCTGATCGTATCGTCCCCGAAGGTGAAGGGCGATTCCGAGATCGAGGCGTGGTACGAGCGGGGCGACCGCCGCCGCTACTGGGTGCCGTGCCCCCGGTGCGGGGAGTTCCAGGTCCTCGAGTGGCGCGACCCGGAGACAGGGGCGTTCCGGCTCGTCTGGCCCCAGGGGCATCCCGAAGAGGCCCGCTACCTGTGTGCCCGGTGCGGGGCGGCCTGGGAGAACCGCGACAAGAACGCCTTCCTGCCCGCGGGCGAATGGCGCCCCGACCGGCCCGACCTGGGCGAGGGCGGCACGATCGTCTCGTTCGCCCTGAACGCCCTTTACTCCCCGGTCGGCATGTACTCGTGGGCGGACATGGCGCGGCAGTGGGAGAAGGCGAACGAGCGCGTCCGGGCCGGCGACATCGAGGAGCTGCGCGCCTTCGTGAACACCCGACTGGCGGAATCGTTCGCGGAGCCCGGCGAGCAGATCGATCCGAACGCGCTCGCGAACCGCCTGGAACCGGACTGGGACGCGGTGCCCGCTGGCGTGCTCTGCATCGTGATCGGCGTGGACGTCCAGGACGACCGCCTCGAGGCGGTCACGCTGGGGATCGGGGCCGGGTGGGAGATGTGGGTCCTGTCGTACAACGTGATCCTGTCGGACCCCCTCGACCAGCAGACGTGGACCGCGCTGGACGCCCTGGTGCTGCGCCACTGGCAGACCGAGGACGGACGGCCCCTGCGCGCCGCCGCTACGTGCGTGGACTCCGGGCACCGGACCCAGGCCGTCTACGACTACGCCCGCACCCGGAAGCGCTGGGGCGTCCGGGCAATCAAGGGCGTGGGCGGCCCCGCGAAGCCCATCTGGGACAAGGCGATCCGCAAGGCCGGCAAGCTAAAGCACCAGGGGCAGTTCTACGCGGTCGGGACCGACTCCACGAAGGACAAACTGCACGAGTGCCTGAAGGTGACGCTGCCCGGGCCGAAGTTCCTGCACGTGCCCGGTCGCATCCCGCGCGCCTACCCGGACTGGTTCGAGCAACTCACCGCGGAGCGGAAGGTCCACTACCGCGAGAAGGGCAAGGAGGTGCGGGGCTGGCGCCCGATCACGGAGGGCCGGCGCAACGAGGTCCTGGACACGATGGTGTACGCGCTGGCCGCCGCCTACTCGGTCCAGATGGGGCGCCCGGGCTTCTTCGACCCGCGGGCGGCGGTGGATGCCCCGGTCGAGCGCGAGCCCGAGTCCCTCCCCCCGCCCGCGCCGCCGGGCCCGCCGCCGAATCGCGCCTGGATGGGAAACACGGCCCCCCGCGAGCATCGGCCCAGGGAGTCGCGCCGCGGCAAGGGCGCCGACTGGTGGACACGCCGGGGACCGGGCCGGGGCCGCGACCGCTGGTGACGTTGATCCCCGCAGCGAGGGGCCATGGCGTTCACGGTCGACCAGCTCCGCGCGCTCGAGGAGGCCTACGCCGCCGGCGTCACCACCGTCCGCTACGGCGACCGCTCGTACACCTACGACAGCCTCGAAGCCCTGTGGGCCGCGATCCAGCGCATCCGGCGCGAACTCCAGGGACGGCGGAAGTTCCGGAGCGGGACCGCGGGCTACCGGAGGTTCCCGTGATGGGACGCGTCCGCGACGCCTGGCACGCCCTCGTGGGGACTCGCGACGCGACGCCGCTCCCGGTTCGTGGCCGGCGCGCTTACGACGGGGCCTCGTCCGGGGCGCGCACGGACGGCTGGCAGGCGATCGGCACGTCCGCGAACGCCGAGGTCGGCCAGTCCCTCGACTCCCTCCGCAACCGCGCCCGGGACCTGGTCCGAAACAACGCCTGGGCCCGCCGCGCCATTGACGCCCTCGTCTCGAACCTGGTCGGCACGGGCCTGCGCCCCATCCCCACGACGGGCGACAAGGACCTCGACCGCCGCCTCATCGACCTGTGGGAGGGGTGGGGCCACACCTGCTATC